ACCAGAACCAGCTTGAGACGTATAAACAATATCGTGAGTATCAGCAACATGATCAACAACAAGACAGATCCAGCTGTCAAAAAATACATTTTAAACATCACTAAGACTAATTAATAACATGAACAGAGCGTACACAGTATCACCAGTTGGACCTGGTATATATCAAACAGCAGACATGTCAAATGGAATGATATTGAGTAGATTCAATATCCCGGGTGTGCTTATAAGTGGACCGATCGTTAATGGTGATCAGTGCACGATTGTCACCAAGGAGCACGGAACACAACACGGATATACACTGCGACTACCCAGTGGTATGATCATGAACAGATATATCATGTAGAATATTCAGTCGCGCACAGTGAGATGATTAAGTAATTACATGAGTGAAAAGGAATCATCAAATACACATGGCGCATGCAATATCGAAGAAAGGCTCGAAGGAGAGTTACATAAAATTAGGCGCGAAGTAGATGATTTATACGAGACGGTCTACAAAGGAAATGGAGTTCCATCGTTGGTTACACGCGCCAACAACATGGAATCCAAACTCAGCGGGTTACGCGAAATAATGAACGACAAAATCTCTCATATATCATCAGAAAATGCACTCAGATTCGAGTCAATAAACCAGAAGATAGACAGCAAGTTCACTCGACTGGAAGGATGGATAGAGACAAAGTTATCAAGCGTTGAGATGATACTTCATGGTCTGTCTGAAGCGAAAAAAATCGACCGTACTGGTGGTTGGCAATTGAAAGCTGCCTTGATCACCGCAACAGTCGCGATAGCTGGTATTGTAGCTTCATTATTATCTAAATAAAACTTGACTTACACCGGTGTATACTATATCATTAGTATATGCACGAGCAATTATTAGAACTAGCTGACTCTCCACCGGACTTAGAGCAGTACACACCTTACGTTCAATATGGACCACCAGTTTTAATTTATGGTGTCCCTATCAAGAATAGCTATGATCATGAGAGGTTGACTCTCAATGAGAGTTTAGAACCCAAAAGATTGAGAGTTGGTACTGATTGCTTTTATGGCTTTATATTGCAACCGACACGATTGATGAGCAAGGTGTGTAGTGTTGCAACTAGTGTGCCGATGGATCACCCAGACTGTGTCAATATGTATAAGAAGAGACTCGCCATGTGTGAATTGACATGTGACAATTGTTGGGCTCACTTGAGTGAAAATATTTTTCCTATTGATGCGAATAATTTACCTCTCTTAGCTATAAATAGTCGGTACATGCGGATGGCGAACCCCATGCCACTACAATCAACTCGCACCAAACTTCCCTGGTTCACACAACACGCACAAATGAAAATTTTTATCCTCAAATAATGAACGTAAAGAAACGTAACAACAAAACAGAAGAATTTAACGAACAGAAAATTCGCGCTTGTATCGAGAGATGCTGCGTCGATCCTGAAGGAAATGTATACCCCGGGGTCACAGCTGATACTATAGTGTTTAATGCTAAGATCAAACTGTATGATGGTATAACAACTCAAGAGATCGATGACAGTATAGTCAAGAGCGCTCGTAGCATGATTGAGCAAGAGCCTAACTACAAGTTTGTTGCTGCCAAGTTGTTGTTAAACACCATATACAAAGAAGTGTTCAACACTGGTGTTGATGGTGATGCGTTTGAATTACAATATCGTACCAGCTTCATTGTGAATCTCAAGAAACTGGTGAAAGCAGGTATCTTGCACAAAGACATGGCCAAGTTTGATCTTAACAAGTTGTCGAGTCATTTGAAAATTGAGAGAGACAACAATTTCGAATATTTAGGTATTCAGACTATCTATGATAGATATCTGCATCATATTGATGAACAGAAAATGGAGGCTCCTCAGGCATTCTGGATGAGAGTCGCCATGGGACTGGCATTAGGTGAAGCTAAGGAAGATAGAGTCGAGTGGGCTTTGAAGTTCTATGATCAATTGAGCAGTTTCAATTGGATGAGCAGCACTCCTACATTGTTTAATAGTGGCGGGACGTTCAGTCAGCTGAGCAGTTGTTTCCTCAACACATTCGAAGACAGTATTGTGGGTATATTTGATGGCTTGTTACAAGAGGCTCTCAAGAACAAATATTCAGGTGGGTTGGGTATGGACATGACCAACTTCAGAGCCACAAACAGTTATATCAAGGGTACAAATGGAGAGACACAAGGCGCTGTATACTTCTGGAAGCTGTATGGTGACATGCTCACTGCTGTCAATCAAGGTGGCAAGAGAAGAGGAGCCGGATGTGCTTACTTAGAGACTTGGCATGCTGATATTGAAGACTTTATTCAATTGCGGAAGAACACAGGAGATGAACGCAAGCGCGCTCATGATATGAACACAGCTAACTGGATTCCTGATCTGTTTCTCAAATGCGTCAATGAGGACAAGCCATGGTATTTGTTCACACCCAATGAGACTCCTGATCTTCATGATTTATATGGTAAGGATTTTGAGAAGAGGTACTATGAGTATGTCAAGAAAGGTAAAGCAGGAGAGCTCAGAGTGTTTAGAGAGGTTCAAGCTAAGGATCTGTGGAAGAAAATGCTTAGATCTCTATTCGAGACTGGTCATCCATGGATCACTTTCAAAGACTCATGCAATCTGAGAAGCCCTCAACAACATGCTGGTGTGGTTCACAGCAGTAACCTTTGTGTAGTGGGTGATACAGAGATAGATTGTATCATAGATGGTCGTAACAGTGTTGTACGTATGGATGAACTTGTTGATCTACATAACAGTGGTAAACGATGTGAGACAATGTCATATAACGTCGATACACAAGAGTATGAATATAAGCTAATAACTGATGCTGCTATGACGAACGACAACGCAGAGATCCTAGAGATTGAGGATTGTACCTCCGGTAAGGTCATCAGATGTACTGCTGATCACAAGATATACACAACCAACCGTGGGTATGTACCTGCCGGAGAGCTAACAGAGGAGGATATTTTAGTAATATCGTAAAAGTATTCAGGGGTATCTCATAAGTAGTTATATGACGCTTAGAGATACCCCTAAACACTATGTATATATGCATACAATAACTACAACAAACAAGTCCTATATAGGATACACATCAAAGAGTGTATCTGAGAGGTTGAAGGGTCATTATAAGAATGCTTTCATTAATAACCTACAAGCCCATTGGCATAAAGCTTTAAGAAAGCACGGGATGGGAGCAGTTAAGACTAAGTTACTAGCAGAAGCTGATTCTAGAGAAGAGGGATTGAAACTTGAAATGGAATTTATCGAGAAATTTGATACTTATAAGAATGGTTATAATCAAACACTTGGAGGTACCGGAGGTGTTACTATAGACAGGGAACGCGATCCAGAGAAGTGGCAAGCATGGTATGACAAGAAGTTAAAACATGTACAAGGAGCAAACAATCCTAGTTATTCTGGATACACTGATGACCAGCTGGTCGACATCGCGGTTGGTTTATATTTAGACAATAACAGATTGTTCACGTACGGTATATGGAAGAGACATTGCCAGTCGTCAAAGACTCCACAGAGTTTCTCTAAAATGAGATTCAATGGAGAAGGGTTCAGAGGTTTCAAGAGAATGATCAAACTAGAATTGACAAATAGAGGTATTGATTATACTGATGATAGTTTTACATACAAGAGAACTGCTGAGCATAATGCCAATTTGAGAAACAACAATATAGGAAAAAAGTGGTTCACAAACGGGACGAAGAGGTTAATGACATATCAAGATGACCCGCGGGTATCCGGTTGGAAGAACGGAAGGACTTTAAACAAGACAAACACAATTTAATTATGATAAAAATTACAAAACTTAAACAAAAGCAACCAGTGTATGATATCACTGTAAAAGATAATCACAATTTCTTCGGAAATAATATACTAGTACACAACTGCACCGAGATCACATTAAACACAAAAGCGACTAGCTACACAAAAACTGGCAGAAGTGTCAAGGAGTATGGAGAGACCGCTGTTTGTAATTTAGGTAGTATCAATCTGAAGAATCATTTGATTGAAGTAGATGGAAAAGTAACGTTAGACTATGACAAGCTGAAGAACACAGTGACTGTTGGTATGAGGATGTTAGATAACGTTATTGATATCAACTTCTATCCGACTGAAGAGACTCGGAGGAGCAATACTAAGCACAGACCAGTAGGCATGGGTAGCATGGGCTGGCATGATATGTTCTTGTCAATGGGCATTGAATTCGATAGCGATGAGGCTGTCAAGTTGTCAAGCGATGTGTATGAATACATTTCATACAATGCTATATCAGCTAGTAACGATCTAGCCAAAGCCAGAGGCAAGTATGAATCATTCGAAGGATCAGCCTGGTCACAAGGTATATTACCGATGGATAGTTATCGTGACTTGATGAAGTTACGTACTGTGCGAGCTAGCAGTCGATCCAAACTCGATTGGGACTCTCTCAGAGCGTCTGTAGTTAAGCATGGCATGCGGAACAGCAACACGATGGCCATAGCACCAACAGCCACGATTAGCTCTATTGTAGGATCAAGTCCGAGTATCGAGCCATATTACAGTGTGTTGTATGTGTACAGTACATTGAGTGGTGAGTTTACCATGGTCAATGATCACTTCGTCAAGGACATGAAGAAGTTAGGATTATGGTCTCAGAGGCTAATCGATGATGTGAAACGTACAGATGGTGATATCTCCAAGTTGACTGATTGGAAAATTCCAGCAGAGATTGTGTCCAAATACCGAACAGCGTTTCAGCAGGATCAGATGAAGATGGTTGAATCTGCTGCTGCAAGGCAAAAGTGGATTGACCAGGGGGTGAGTTTAAATCTGTACAATGACAAGTCGAGTCTCAAGTTTTTGAATGATTTGTACATGCATGCATGGGAGAACGGATTGAAGACCACATACTATCTACGCAATCGTGCTGCCAGTACAATTGAGAAGAGCACAGTTGGGTCAACTCCAGAACCAGAAAATATCACAGCATGTAGTTTGAACAGTGCCCCTGGTGAATGTGAAGCTTGTCAGTAGCGTGAGAATAATATTTGCCTGGTTATTATATCAAGTTGGTGACATTATAAGTAGATTGTTACGGTATAGTATGTTCGCGTGGTTATATCCAGTATATAGCAAGTTGATGTTGTGGAGCTCTCATCTCGATAGTAGTGATGCTATATGGCATAAAAAAAATGACTGATATGTATAAATAATAGTATGCCAGTAACAACCACGACTACAAGCACTAGACCTGTACTAGAATCATCGCATGCAGGTGCGATGTTATTCGACACAGATACCAATCAACTCATCATATGGGATGGCACTATATGGTATGTATTCGAACCAACGGCCACAATAGATCCTTGATTCCATAATGAGTACAAAGATTATAGGAAAGAACGGGTCGATATGGTTAACTGGTAGATCTGCATTTGATCTAGATCAAGGAGGAGTCATTACTTTCCCGTACCCGGATATAGTTGATATTGAGAGTGTCATCACCGCTGCAGCAGCAGAGGACGGTATAATGGGATTCGGTACCGATACTAAGAACTTGTATATATCAAATAATGGAAGATGGTATAAGTTTGATTCTAGGTGGCATAAATGGAATACTCACGACCTAGATTGGAATGAGGAGAGCTTTGTTGCGATTGATTCTAATAGCACACCAATATAGGCTGAATAACTTTCTATAATTAAGTAGTACTTGTTGCTATTTATCAGCAATAATATATACTAAGTATTGAAATATGAGTCAAATCTTAGGCAAAGAATCCGCAGGAGTAAATCAAATACTCCCACACAAAAACAAATGGGCTTGGGACCTGTATCGTTCTGGAAAGAACAACAATTGGACACCTGAAGAAGTGCCTATGACCAAGGATGTACAGAACTGGAAGAAGAGTGATGTTATCTCTGATAATGAAAGACTGCTCATCAAGAGATGTCTAGGGTTTTTTGCTGGTAGTGAGAGTTTGGTAGGTAACAACTTGTTCACATTGTTCAAGTATATAACGGATGCTGAATGTCGGCAGTACTTGAGCAGGCAGATGTATGAGGAGTGTTTACATAATGATACAATCGTGTATATTTGTGATTCACTTGATCTGGATATTACTGAGGTATATCAAGCATATGAAAATATTCCTAGCATCAAGGCTAAAGATGATTTTCTCATGAATGTAACAGGTGACTTGGTTAACAATCCAGTTGACACGAGCACACCTGAAGGAGTGAGAGAAGTTATCAAAGCAGCGTTCATATACTGGATTGTATGTGAGGGTACATTTTTCTTCAGCGGATTCGCCATGCTGCTGGCATTATCGGACAAGATTCCTGGAATCGCTGAGCAAATTCAATACACATTGAGAGATGAGAGTATACACATCAAGTTTGGCACAATGCTTCTCAACAAGATCAGAGAACAACATCCAGACGTGTGGGACGCTAAGCTAGATGAAGAGTTGACAGGATATCTCAAGAGTGCTGTAGAGTTGGAGATAAACTACGCTAAAGACGCTCTCCCCTCAGGGATCCTAGGTTTAAACTCTGACATGTTCGTTGATTACATGCAACATATTGCAAATCGTAGATTGTCCGGATTAGGCATGGATTTCCGGTATGAAAAGGACGAGAATCCGTTTCCTTGGTTGAGTGAAGTGATAGATTTGAGCAAACAAAAGAACTTCTTTGAATCAAAGGTTACAGAGTATCAAAACTCTGGTGCTCTCGACGACGACTTTTAGAAATACGTATACTTTTCGGTAGCGCAACCGACTTTTCGATTAAATAATTATATGATCGAGAAAATAAAGAATATACTTAAATTTAAAAATGATGTAAGCCTGCCTGACATAGAGGTCAACGAGGTGTCACAGACTTTATCTCAATCCATTGGATGGGGATTAACACAAAACAACATACCACGGGCTTGGACAGAGTCTAAGGGCAAAGGAGTTGTCGTGGCTGTGATTGACACAGGCATGCCCATTCATCCAGATATAGGGGACAATGCTATTGAAGGTAAATCCTTCATACCTGGTGAGAACATATATGACAACCATGGACATCAAACTCATTGCGTTGGTATCATATGTGCCAAGAATAATGAGTTTGGAATGGTCGGAGTTGCTCCGGAATCTAAATGTGTTTGTATCAAGGGATTGAGCAACAGTGGCAGTGGCAGTTCTAAAGGAATCGCAGATGCACTAGATTATTGTTTGGAAATCAAGCCGGATATCGTGAGCATGAGTCTAGGTAGTTCCAGAGCAGACCCAGCCATGCATGAGGCTATCAAGCGACTGGTCAAGGCTGGTATAGTTGTAGTATGCGCCGCTGGCAATAGCGCTGCAGCTGGTGTTTTTTATCCTGGAGCATTTCCAGAGACTATAGCTATTGGTTCACATGAAGTTGATGGTAAGCTGTCATGGTTTAGTAGTGTAGGTACTCAAGTCGATTGGGCTGCACCTGGAGGTAAAATATACAGCACGTACACCAAAGGACGATATGCAGAGCTGAGCGGAACTTCAATGGCATGTCCATTTGTAGCTGGTGTTCTAGCTCTATTGATATCTAAATGGAAGAAGGACGGTAGAGAATACACTGTGGATGATGTTTGGTTGTCGTTACTTTCCAATACTATAGACAAGTTTACACCTGGTGAAGACAATCACTTTGGTAATGGCATCATTGATGTGTTGTCTCTTTTAGATGCTGGGCCGGAACCTGAACCAACACCGGAACCTGAACCAACACCGGAACCAACACCGGAACCAACACCGGAACCAACACCGGAACCTGAACCAACACCGGAACCAAAACCCGGGGTATGGATGAGACAACGGACATGGGTTACTATTGGGTTGTTTTTACTAACCACAATAGGCATACTGTCACTAATAAATCACCACATGTCTATTGACGTTCTAGAAGAGATCGATTGGGATCAACGACTAGAGGAGGACTTGGAGAGCAGAGGACTAACGGAAGAGCAATGGCGCTCTATGAGGCGTTAAGAGAGTCTTTTTTGATAATTTTAAGTGCTGCTTCGCGATCTAACCAGTCGTGAACCAGCACTTGTTTGTTGGACAAATCCTTGTAGTGTTGAAAGAAATTCTTAGTCACATCTAAGAATAACCGGCTGACTTGATGTATGTCGGTTTTTCTTTTAACTGCGGATGTAGGCACGCCTAAGATCTTGTAATCCTTATCACCATCGTCATCCATATCTAACACTCCTATCACGCGACACTCTACTAATGTGGTTCTCTCTATGGGAGCATTAGCATACACCAGGATGTCTAGTGGGTCGCCATCAGCACCTAATGTGTTAGGTATAAACCCGTAATTGGCAGGGTAGACCATGGCGCTCGTTAAGCATCTATCCAGTCTAAATATCTCTAAATCTTTATCATATTCATACTTCGTACTGGTTCCTTTGGGTATCTCTACAATAGCGTTTACTATGTCCGGGGAGTCCTTATGTAGGGGAATCTTGTACAGGTTTATCATGTGATTATTTATGATAGTGTTGTGTGATTAAATACAAAAAAGCCTGCCAACTTTCGCTGACAGGCTAGATATTTTTAGCTCTTATTCCATCAATTAGAAGTCCATGGACAGTCCAACTGATACAATAGTTTCCCCATCGACGTCTTCTGCATCAATGTAATCGACTCCCAAGTTACCCTTGAGATCACCAACGACCACACGTGAAGCACCCAGACCAGCAATGAAGTAGTCTCGGTCGAGTGTTTTGGTCACTTCAGTCCGTCCAACACCAGCTCCAACCGTCAATGCGGCAAGGTCAGTGTCGAACGTGTGACTGATTCCAAGCTCAGTAGTATACAACTCATCGTCGAGATTGTAAAACACTGTAACTGTTGGTGACAATACTACATCAGCTGACAAACCAATGAACAATTCACCAACTGACGCTCCGTCTACTTGCTCACGGTGAGTGTACCCACCAGTTGCAGCTAACAGACCGTCAAGGAAGGTTGATGACACACCTCCGACGAATTCATACGTATCACTCGTGCCTGCTAGAGGTGAGCTCATGAATCCGGAGAAGTACGCTCCGATATTATCAGAGACATCCCCTTGGACACCTAGTTGAGTTTGGATTGCTTCAGAAGACACGAGAGCACCACGATAAATGTAGTCGGACTTGTACCCCGTGCTAATATTACCAGACAGCTCTCCTGCCGTTACGTTATTGATTAAGCTGCAAAGCAGCGTTAGAATAGTTAATTTAACTTTCATGCCATTATTATAATGGCTTCTGAAGCTAATGGCAACTGTTACCTACTCTCCAAATTTGTACCCGAAACAATCTTCATCTATCACACTTTCATAAAACCCCAATAAACTATTAAGTTCTGAGCATAATCCACGTGTTGTGAGTTTGTATGTATAATTCATTTCTCTAAAATTATTCTCATTAATACAGGGTTAT